TTGGCCTGTCCTGATGGGAGCTTGTGGTCAGCAGTTGTCTCTCTCCTTTGAGTTGGTAACTTAGGCAGTCCTTGTGGCTGCCTTTTTTTTCGCCTATACTGCACAGCATGGATATGGGGATTGATATGATTAGTGTTGAGATTAACAAGGATGTGCCCTTGCCTCCTCCTCGGCGTAGGTATCCCTATGGGGAGATGGAGGTAGGGGAGTCGTTCCTGATAGCTGAGGGCAATCTTCAGGTGGTGTGCAATGCCAACTATCGGGCTGGCAAGCGGTTGGGTCGGAAATTTATCGCAAGACGCGAGGAAGGAGGGGTTCGGGTATGGAGAACAAGTTAAACGGGCATGACAAGATGATGCCGCTGGCGATGGAGGATGTGAAGAAGGCTTACATGGAGCGTGTGTACACGATGACCCATGCCGAGCTTTTCCATGAGTTGATGCGTGTGCACCACGAGTCTTCTAAGCTGCTTCAGGCTGCTGAAGAAGAACTCAACAAGGTGCGTAATGCGTTGGCTCAGTATGAGCCGATTCATTGACAAACAAAGGGGATAAACATGAAGTTTAGAAAAAAGCCCGTGGTGATCGAGGCAGTGCAGTGGTTCAAGATGGGTGACCATCCTGCCGTTCTTGAAAGCCAAGGCAACGATGGCCCCTACCCGTTCATTGACACGCTGGAAGGCCCGCATCTCGTCACCCCCGGCGATTGGATTATCACTGGCGTTAAGGGTGAACACTACCCCTGCAAGCCCGACATCTTTGAAATGACCTATGAACCCGTTGGAGACACAGCTTCTTGAAAGCAGACGTAGGCTTCAGGGTGAAGTGAGGGCTGCTCTTGCTTGCCGAACCAAGGCGCAGAAGTTGGCTTTGGTGGCGCGTTGGAAAGAGCAATATGACCCCATCTATGTCAAAGAGTTGCTCAATGTGGCGAGGAACAAACAAGCTGCTGGCGACATCTTGGATTGGGACTTAAACAACTTCTAGGGGATACAGTGAAGTTCAACTTGCAGCAGTTCTATAAGTTCTGCTCACAGCTCAAAATCGAAACCAAGGAGGAAGGTCTACGCAAGATGGACAACCTGCTTGGCACACAAACCTATGTGATGCAGGAGATTGCTGATGGCCTTGCTGAAGACATCCACTTCTTTGTCATCCTCAAAGGCCGACAACTCGGCATCACAACCATTTCCCTTGCACTCGACCTCTACTGGCACTTTATCAACAATGGACTCCAAGGCACACTCACAACCGACACCGAAGAAAACCGGGATATGTTCCGCAGCACCCTCGCCATGTACATGGACGGTCTGCCTAAAGAATACAAAATCCCACTCATTGCACACAACCGCAATCAGCTTTCCCTCAAGAACCGAAGCCGACTCTTTTATCAAGTCGCTGGACTCCGAGCAAAAGGTTCTTTGGGTCGCGGCAAGGCCATCACATACCTCCACGGCACAGAAACATCTTCTTGGGGTGACGAAGAAGGCTTGGCTTCCCTCCTAGCCTCCCTTGCCGAGAAGAACGAGAACCGCCTCTACATCTTTGAGTCCACTGCGCGTGGCTTCAATATGTTCCACGATATGTACGTCACTGCCAAACGAGCAAGGACACAAAAGGCCATCTTCTGTGGCTGGTGGCGCAACGAGTTCTACTCTGCTGACCCTGAGACTGATGTCTACAAGGTCTACTGGGATGGCAAGCTGACCCCCGAGGAAAAGGAATGGACTCGGGACATCAAGAAGCTCTACAACTTTGAAATCAACTCACGACAGATGGCGTGGTGGCGCTGGAAGCTGCACGAAGGCATCAAGGACGATGCGCTCATGTATCAGGAATTCCCGCCCACCGAGGACTACGCCTTTGTGATGACGGGCACTAGCTTCTTCTCCAACGCCCGTTGCACGGACGCTGCCAAGCTGTCCAAGAAGATTGCTTACGACAACTACCGCTACTCAATGGGGGCCAACTTTGAAGACACCGAAGTACTCAAGTCCACCGAACGTATGGCTACGCTCAAGGTCTGGGAAGAACCTATCGACACTGCCTATTACGTTATCGGTGCTGACCCTGCCTACGGTTCTAGCGATTGGGCTGACCGCTTCTGTATTCAAGTATTCCGTTGCTATGCTGACGGCATGGAGCAAGTCGCGGAATTTGCCACCTCAGAGATGAACACCTACCAGTTTGCGTGGGTCATCGCTCACCTTGCTGGCGCTTACAAGAACTCAACCCTCAACTTGGAAGTCAATGGGCCGGGACAGGCCGTCATCAACGAACTGAGAAACTTGAAGCGTCAGGCCGTTGCCAAGGGCGGTCAGGTAGGCCGCGATTTGATGGATGTGTTGGGTTCAATGCAGAACTACATCTGGCGACGTAACGACACGATGGGCGGTCTGTCCAACAGCATTGGCTGGCTGACCACAAGCGCCACAAAAGAACGGATGCTGTCCTACATGAAGGACTACTTTGAGCGCGGCATGATGGCAATCTACTCAATGGACACCATCGAGGAGATGAAAACCATCGTCCGTGACGGCGGCTCCATCGAAGCATCAGGCCGCAACAAGGATGACCGTGTGATTGCCTCTGCTTTGGCCTGCGCTGCCTATGCCGAACAAGTCCAGCCGCGCCTCATCCAAATGAAGATTACTCGGGAAGTCTCCCGCGCCCAACAAGAACACACGCCCGAGGAAATAGCCGTGGGCCGTGGCGTTGCCAACTACCTCAAAAGGATTGGAGTCTATGGAACACAATAACCTGACCATCGTTTCCATCTATGGTCACACTGACGGCGCATCAGCAATACCGTCCATCGTGCAAAGCATGAGCGAGTTGCCGGGTTCTCGCGGCCTCTTGCTTTCCCTCTCGCGCCCCGAGTCTTTGCCTGACAGCATCGAATGGCATCCCATCCTGCCGCTGGACTATCTGCAATACAGCGTCTTTGTGATGCACAGCCTGTACGCCTTTATCAAAACCGACTACTGCCTCATCGTGCAAGACGATAGTTGGGTTCTGGACGGCAAGAACTTTAAGCCCGAGTACTACGACTACGACTACATCGGCGCAGCTACCCATGCAGCCATCGTCGGCAACGAGTTGCAACTGCAAGGCACTTGGGTTGACCAACCAAACCGTCTGATGATTCAAAACGGAGGCTTCAGCCTGAGAAGCAAGCGTTTCCTTGAAGCGCCAAATAAGTTAGGACTCACTCACAAGCAGTCTGACAACGTTTATTTGTGGAACGAGGATGTGCAGCTCACAGGGGTGTACCGCCCACTGCTGGAGTCTTGCGGCCTGAAGTACGCCTCTGAGGATGTGTCTCGGGGCTTTGCGATGGAGTACGCTGTCAAAAAGCTCTATGACGGCTTTGACTTCAGCCAACTGCTTGGTCACCACGGTCAATCTCGCAAGTTAGTGGGAACTAACCATGTCAAGATTGCCATGACAGAGGTTGATGCAAACAACGTCATTGGTGAAGCCGACTTCTTGGCTTACTTGGCTACACGGTTGAATATGTTGCAAGCGGTCACACCCAAGAAACAACTGCTGGTTGAGATAAAGCGGTTCATCAAAGACCAGAACCGTGGCATCAGCATCAAGCTCTTTGCCGAACTCTGCGGCATTGAGAAGTCTCACCTGCTCGACGTTTTCTTCTATCGTAAGCATCCACTGACCGAATACGTCCAAATTCGGGTCAGCAAGGGCTACGAAGCATGGAAAAAGGGCGAAGTCGCCGTCATGCAGAACCAAGACAAGACCCGTTTCGTCGAATATCGACGCACTGCCAAGCCCAGAACGGTTCAATCCGCAGGCTTGCAAGTGGTTAACGGGGCGATTAAGATTAAGTTAGGGGTTAGGAACCTTGGGGATTACTCAAGTCCTGACTTGGATGAGCAACTGAAAAGGGGATAACTATGGCTGTTTTGAAGGACTATTGCTGCCCGAAGCACGGGGAATTTGAGGCGTGGGAGGCTCAATGCCCCATGAAAAACTGTGAGGCAGACGTTTATGTGCTGTTCAAGAAGGCTCCGGGCCTTAAATCGGACAGAACAAAGAACACAGACAAGACTGTGAACCAGTTGGCGATGGATTTCCAGATGACCGACATCAAATCGACCCGTGAGGGCGATAACCAAGCTGGATTCTTCACGCGCAACAACAAAACCAGCCCTGCTGAACTTGCCAAGCAAGAAGCAGAGGCGCAGCGCAACCCAAGACCGGGTGACGCAGCCATTTGGGGCGGTCAGGGTGGGCTGAACATGAATCAAGTCATCCAAGGGAATATGTTTAAATCCGTGGCTGGCGAGAAAGTGGGCATTAACCCACATGAGGCTGGAAACTTGACAGGGCCGAAGACTGCGAGTTACATTGCCGACCAAGACAACCTGACCATACCGAAATAATGCGGATACCAACCAACGAAGTCGAGCGCGAATACTTCTACCGTGACTTAATCGAAAAGTGCATGGTGTCCCTGCAAGAGCGTAAGGGCGATTACTCGTCTTTGCGTTCTTGGTTTTTGTTTGGCGCAGGCCCGGAAGAATCACCAACAATCTTCAACAAGATTTTTCCGCACATTGACCAACTCACATCGTTTCTCTACTCAGCAGAAACAACCCGCTTCTCAATCAATCTTGGCGCTTCAGTAGCCGCACAAGAACACATCAAAGTCCCACGCCTCACACTAGCCCTCAACGACGAATGGCTCAACAGCAATGCTGACCAAGTCTTCTCGTCGGCTCTCACATGGTCACTAGTGTTCAACACCACGTTTATCAAGCTGGTGGTCAACAAGGGTATCCATCCCTACATGGTTGAGCCATCAAGCATCGGCGTGTTGCGCGAGGACATCCCGTATACAGATAGGCAAGAAGCCCTTGTTCAAACGTACTACATCACGAAATCTGAGCTATACGCCCGTCTGTATACCCATCCCAACCGCGACGCTATCGTTAAGCGCGTCACCTCAAGTCAGCACTCGCGCACCGAGGACATTCCAGAAGGAATGGACA